AAACGTATAGGCTTTGCATGTAAGTACATGCATCCAGATCAAACGCAGAAGAAGAAACTACTAGAAGAAATTCAACGTCCATTGAATACTCGTAGTACAACAGTTCAGTGGTTAAATAGACAGACACGTGATGTTGCAGAACAACGACTATGGGACATCATGGTACATAACATTCAATCGTACTACAACTTGATTGAATACGTAGGGAGTTTACCACATGAATTACGAATGGTTCGACTTGGCAGTGATGTCCTTCCTGTATACACTCAGTCTGACTGGTGCTATTATTGGAAACTACCTGCTGTGGTCGCATATTGCGAGAAGCATTTCGCAAGGGTCGGCGAGCTTGCAAGGCAGTTGGATGTACGGTTGTCTATGCATCCTGGCCAGTTTACTGTCCTTGCTAGTGATAGCGATGATATAGTAAATAGAAGTATAGAGGAGTTTGAGTATCATGTGGATGTCATACGCTGGATGGGATACGGACAGACATTTCAAGACTTTAAATGCAATGTCCACATATCGGGTCGAAAAGGTCCACAAGGCATCATCGACGTCCTACCAAGACTATCGCCCGAAGCACGAAACACCATCACGATCGAAAACGACGAAATGTCGTGGGGACTTGACGCAAGCCTCGAACTCCGAAAACATGTCGCACTGGTTCTTGACGTACACCATCACTGGGTGCGTACAGGTGAATACATACGTCCCACCGACCGTAGATTTGATCGCGTAATTGATTCGTGGCGTGGTGTGCGTCCTGTTATACATTATTCTGTATCACGTGAAGAACTACTACAACCAGTATGGCCTGAAGATGCTAAACCTGATCTACAGATGTTACTAATGAATGGCTTTAAGAAACAAAAACTTAGAGCACATTCAGATTACATGTGGAACAGTGAAGTGAATGACTGGGCATTAGAGTTTTTAGATTATGCAGATATTATGGTCGAGTCCAAATGTAAGAACTTAGCAAGCATTCAGCTATATAAATACAGTATGGAGAAGAATTATGAGCTACCTAAATCAAATGTACGGCAACAAGTCGCCGAGCCAGACCCAATCATCATCTGATAAAAATCCTAATAGGGTCAGCGGAGGACTAAAAGCACAAGGTGTAGATAGGATTGTTATGATGGCTGAAGATGGTTCAGAACAAACTGTGGCTACACACAAATATGTACAATCTTTAGAAGAACAACTAAGAAAACAAAGAGCTGTAATTCAGACCTTAGAAAGAAAACTTACACGCCTTTCTACAGATGTAGGAAATCTGGCAGTGCAGAATTACAATAGGAGAGATAAATGATTCAAAAGTGGATTAATGCTCGTATCAAAGAGCGTACAACATTAGACGGTGTTATTCTAGTAGTAGCAGGCATTTCATTTTTAATCTTCAAGCCAATTGCGGCACTAATGGCTTATGGTGCTATTGCGTACGGTGCTTGGACTATTTGGAAAAGCGAGTAAATGCTTACCCTTACTGAAAGTGCAGAAAAATATCTTGCTAAAGTAGGCAAGCCTAACGTGTCTTTAACTGTAAAAGGCGGCGGATGTACAGGATTTCAGTACGAGTGGGGTACAACTGATAAAGAGCCAACAGTAGGAAACATATGGGTTGATCCTATTGCTGAAATGTTTTTATTTGGATGCACTGTTGATTATGTGCAGGAACTTGGCGGATCTTATCTAAAAGTTATCAATCCTAATGCTACAGCACAATGTGGCTGTGGCGAAAGTTTCGCAGTTTAAATTTTACTAATATCTAAATCACTAGACGCAGGCATATCCCAAATTTGCTTGCGTTCTATTCCTTTCTTTTGTGCAAACGTCTTAGCATCGCAGTCTCCACAGACATGAAAAAAGTTATTGCTTAGTCTTTTTGGATCCATACTTCCTCTAGATCTTTCAAATTCCGCACCACAATTATCGCAACGAAGCACAACCATAGTCATATTTCTATAGTATTTGTGGATTTTGCCTAATTTACTTGCACGTTCGTACAATTTTTTCAATGTATATTGTTTAATGAACATAAATGTATTTACATTAAGATTATAAAACTTAACGATAAATAACTGTGTTAAAGCATTTTAGATGTATAAACGGAGCAAACACTAATGGCAAGAGAAGATATTTACTTAGGTGTCGAAGGTAATGACGGCACAGGTGATAGTATAAGAGAAGCCTTCCGCAAAACTAACAATAATTTTCAAGAATTGTATGCTGTTTTCGGGCAAGGCGGTACAATTACATTTAGAGCATTAAGCGATACCCCAGACGAATTAACACCAAGTGTGTCAGGATCGCCATTTGTTATTGGTAGTAATCAAGCAGGTTCTGAACTAGTTGAAAAACAAATTGTTGCAGGAACAGGTATTACTATTGACAATAGTATAGAAGATAGAATTTTAATTACAAACGTTGGTGCGAACGTAAGTGCTGATACTTCTCCAGTACTTGGCGGACATTTAAGCGGCAATATTGTATATGGTATTGGACAAATTGCAACAGATGAAGATGCAGTTTCGGCGTTTAACACCACTCACGGAACAACTATCACACAAGATGACTTAGTTATTGATAAAAAGTTTGCAGATCAACACTATGGTGTAAATGGTTTATACGAAAATAGAAGTGACTTTGTAAGAAGTGAGCCTGCAGATGCTACTGAATATACTAAAACTATTTCGGAATACAGAAACGGTAATGCAAGAGTAGTAGGTCACGGGCTTAATAGTGGTGCTAACGGCACTGAATGGAAATACACATCAACTGGCACAGTGCCAACTAATCTTACAAATAACACAACTTATTATTTAAGGTTTATTGATGCTAATACTATTAGTTTCCACTCTACTAAAGACGAAGCACAAAACAATGACGATGCAACACGAGTAAAAATTAATATTGGTGTTGGCGAAACTGTTGTTCCTGACGGTACAGATACTATCGATGACCAAAGTTACGACAACACTCTGTTTGGCTACTATAGAAAAAATGAGGCAATGCCACGTGAAAGCATTGTGCGTAGACAAGGCGATAGAATGGAAGGTGCATTGTATTTGCACGATCATCCAGGTGACCTTGCAGGAACAATAACAGGTATTACAGAAGATTTACAAGCGGCTACAAAGTTCTATGTAGATAACACAAGTTTTGCATCGGATGTTGACTTATATGTAAGCACCAGCGGCGATGATACACAGGTTAATTCACCAGTTGGCAAGGAAGGTAGAAGCCTAAACTATGCGTATGCAACAATAGGTGCAGCCGCGGCAAGAGCAGAAGAGCTTGTTGAATCAAGTCCTTTAGAGCCAGGTGCATACATTCAAACAATTACATACGACCAAGGAAGTAGTAATTCAATAACAAGCACTATTGAAGTTACAACACCTAATACTGATGCTAACACAGCAGTAGAACTTATTAATCTTAACAAAAAGTTTATCCAGAAAGAAGTATTAGAGTACATTAACGAAACTTATCCAGATCTCGAATATGCCGATACAAGCGTTATTAATCCTAATGCTGAAGCAATGCTACACGAAAACAAAGAATTTATTGCTGACGAAGTAATTGCTTGGATTAACGATCAAATTGCAAACGCAGGAGGCAGTGGTATTTGGAATGCATTTAGTTATGACAATGCTAAGTGTAGACGTGATACAGTTAAAATTGTAGATGCAATGATTAACGACTTAGGCAAAGGTGGCAACCTTGAAACAAGACGCCATGCTAAGTCTTATTGGTCAAACGGTGCTAACAGAGTTTATGGACAAGTAGATCAAACTGTTGCATCATTAAACTATGCTAGAGATACTATTAGAAATTATATCTTAGCAAACGTTGCTCTAACACCAATACAAGATCCTATTGTTACAACACAAAGAATTTTTACTGAAACTGTAGAAAGCGGAGTTTCAGCAAGAGTTACAGAATTATTTGCAATACTAACAGATGTGTTACAGCAAGGCTTAAATGCTATGCCAGAGCCAGAGCATCCTGATAAGTCTAATAAAACTTGTGAAAGAGATATTGGCTTAATTCTAGATGGACTAGTAATTGACATTAAAAACGGAACAAACGCAAACTTCCACGCAATACAATCGGGCGTAAGATATTATCAATCACCTAGTGCGGCTAAGGCTAGAATTACACAAGGTACACAAACACTTGACAGTATTTCATATACACAAACACTTGTATCTCAAATTGTATTAAAGAATAGCATAACAGCAAGGCAAACACTTATACAACAGCAAATTCCAGCAAGTGTTGCACAGCCTTCATTAACTGTAAGAAACAGTATTAGTGCTAAATTTGATATTACAAAAACTATTATTGAAAACGGCATTAACAGTAAACCAAAACTTGTTGAAGGTTCAACTTATACTGTCGAATTTACAAACGGAAGTGAAGATAGTGTAGACCAAGGTATTAATACAAACGTTGACATTTTACCTGGTAAGATTATTAGAGGTAAAATATCCGGTGCAATGGGACGCATTGTAACATATACCAGTGGTGCTGATAATGGCGGTGCAAGTTTTGATAGAGTAACTGTTGTGCTACAAGAACCGAGAGAATTTATACTTGGTGAAGAATTAGAATATGGTAACTTTACAAGAACTGCACAAGTTTGTATTCATGTAGAAACAGGTATTTACTACGAAGACTATCCAATTAAAGTTCCTGCTAACGTAAGTATTAAAGGCTCAGACTTTAGACGCTGTATTATTAGACCAGCAGACAGAATTTCTCAGTCAAGATGGATCAAAACCTATTTCTATAGAGATTCACTTATTGACAATCTAGCATGTACGGCAGAAATTGGCAGCGATCTAGCATCAAATCAAATTCTAAGTTTATCTGGAACCAGTTCACCTGGCGAGGAAATTATTTGTACTCCAGCAGATAATCTTTCCGCAGAAAGTTGGGCAAACAAATGGTTTGTTTCGGATACAGGTGCTAAAGGCTACATTACAGAATCAGATGTAAATGGCACATCATTTAAAATGACCCTTACTACAGATACATTGGATAACTTTAATGATATTCCAGCAGGAAGTTGGCACATCTACGACACTGTAAATTATGGTTATCACTATCTAACTGATCCTACAGACGAAGATAGTACACCTCTTAACAACAAAGACATTGATGTATTCTTAATGAATGATGCTACACGTTTAGCAAATATGACTTTCCAAGGACACGGCGGCTTTGCACAAGTATTAGACCCAGATGGGCAGATTCTTATTAAATCACCATACATGCAGGTTTGTGGTTCATTCTCTCAATCAGCGAACAAGCAAGCATTTAGAGGTGGTATGTATATTGATGCATTTAGCGGCAACTTGCGTATGCAAATTGATAGCAAAGACAACAACTTTATTCTTAATGTTAGTTCTCCAGTTGGTCAAGGTTTGCGTATTAGAAAACCACAAACTCCATGTCCGTTCTTTATTAACGGAACACGCTATCAAGTTGATGCTATTTCAGAATATGACGGAGAAACAGGTACAGCAAAACTATTGCTTAATACACTAAGCAACGAAGGCAACGGATACAGCGATACTATTACAACACCAGTAGATATTTTCACACAAACGGCTGGTAACAGATCAATGCTTGCGAATGACTATACACAGGTAAACGACCTAGGTTATGGCTTGTTTGTAAACAATGGTGCATTAAGTGAACAAGTATCAACATTTACATACTATTGTCATGCGGCGTTTGTTGCAAATAACGGTAGTATTATTAGAGCATTAAACTGCTCCAACTCAAATGGTAACTACGGACTTGTGTCAGCAGGATCAGATCCTAACGAAGAAGTAGATACAGTTACATTGCTTCGTGATATGACACAACCTGTTAAAATCTATGAAGATGGACAATACTATGCAAATGCAGGTGCAACATCAATATATGTAACAGACTGTGCATATCCTCCATACAATAATAGTTTACTAGATGTTCTTAACGCAGATAGCGTTGTTACTTATGAAGTTACTAACGTAAGTGTTGTAAGCGGTATTACCGGTAGTGGAGCAAAAGGTACAGGATTACCTGTATACAGATTAACAATAGGCGGCGATGACGGTATTGCAGAAAACCTAGCAGACGGTGATATTGCATCAATTAGAATGAACAAGAACTTCTTGTTTGACAGTGTTGAACCTGCAACAACAATTAGACCTTCGACTGCTATTATCTTTAATGAACAAGAAGGACAAGTTTACAGAACTATTTCGTTTAACAACCAAGACTCGGATTTATCCGCACTTCCTGCGGATCAGGCACAGATTGTATTTGATTCCGGATTTGATTTCTTGAATATTTTGTTAGATGATACTTATGCGGCAAGAAGTGACTTTGCAGGTAGTGGTACAACAATGGGCGGAACTGCTGGAGACAGAGTGCTTGCTATTAGCAGAATTCAAAGTCAGGATGATATTGATCGTATTAACAACGAAGATATGATCTTTACACATGATGGTAAATCGCATCGTGTAACAAACTATACTGAAAGAACAGATGCTGGCAACGGCGACTATGAGTATGCTACTGTTGTTATTGCTGACCATCCAAATAGTGATATTAACGTTCCGGCAACTGGACTAGGTCTTGTAAGTTCAATGAGACTTGCAGGCGGAAATCAAAGAACTATTTCACTAGGCTTGCAAGATAACGAAACTGCAAGTATTACTGTTAGTATTTCAACACTAAGAGCAAATGGCCACGACTTTAATGATATCGGTTCAGGCGGGTTTAACCAATCTAACTATCCAGGCGTTATTTACGGACCACCGACTAAAACACCTTCGCAGGCTGCTGAAGTTGACGAACGTGGTAAGGGTCGTGTGTTCTGGGTGTCAACTGACCAAGACGGTTACTTTAGAGTAGGTAAGTTCTTTGAAGTTGACCAAGGTACAGGTACTGTTACATTTGCGGCAAGTATTGCTATTTCAAACTTAGACGGTTTAGGATTTAGACGAGGCGTTAGAATTTCAGAATTCTCAAACGATGACTTATTAAGTGATGCTGATCCACAAGCAGTACCAACAGAATATGCAGTTGACGAATTCCTTAACAGACGCTTACACTTCCAACGTGATGGTACTGTTGTAGGACTTGATAGACAGTTAGGTCCAGGTGCTCTTGCTCGTGATGGTTCAACTAGTATGAAGGGTAACCTTAATGCCGGCAGTAACGTAATTTATAATCTAAGTGATCCTAGAGACGGACAAGGACAAGATGCGGCAACCAAGAGCTATGTAGATACTCGTACACCATTTGGTACAGAAGCAATTGGTATTAATAAAACTAATAGAGCAACTAATGACATATTAGTATTTGACGGTACAACATACGACAATGCTACACCAGCAGGTGATATTGGAATTAGTGTTTCAGGAAATGTTGCTACATTCAGTATCACATCAGGTGCTATCGAAAACGGTGATGTAAGTGCAAGTGCAGGTATTGCACAAAGTAAACTCGCAATGAATGCGGCAACTACTAGAGCAGATGCAGTAGGCATTTCACAAAGTGACCTGGGTGTTGCGGCATTTAATAGTTTACACTTTGATGCTACTAGCGGATTTGTTGGAATCAAACCAAGAGGTGTTACTCCTAGTGAACTGTATGATATTCCACAAAACTATGTAATTGGTAGAACACAAGCCGGTGCTGGAGATACTGCGGCTATTCCGTTCTCAACTGTTGTTGATACAGGCGGTACATTTACTACATCTGGTATTGCTAACAGCATTGTTAAGACAGATGCAAATGGTGCAATTGACGCACAAAAACTTAAGATTGATGGTTATGATATTTTAGACCAATCAGCAAACACACTAACAATGAATACTCCAGGTGGTGCAAGTGTGTTTACATCAGTTGGTACTATTCCAAGTAACACAACTACAACATTTGCAGGTTCAATTGATATTGGCAGTGTAGGCGTTACACCTTCAACACACCAAAAGAACTCAAGTTTTGGTAGTAACAGTGACAGCACTCTTAACCAATCAAGACTAGGTGTTGACTGGATTTATGCATCATTCATTGAAGCACCAGGTGAGAAAGATGCTAACGGTACAGGTATTGCTATTGGTGCAGGAACTGGTTTTAGTAATGCAGGTGAAGTTGCTATTGTTGCAAACAACAACGAACCAGCAGTAACATTTGAACAAAACAAGATGGTTCCATATGGTGACGGATCATATGACATTGGTTCAAGCACAAATAGTTTTGGTGTACTATACGGTGAATCAACAAGTGCTAGATACGCTGACTTGGCGGAGAACTATCTTGCAGATGAATCTTATGAAGCAGGCACTGTACTAGTATTTGGCGGTGATGCAGAAGTAACACAAGGAACTGCAAAAGGTGATAGAAGGGTAGCAGGAGTAGTTTCAACTAATCCAGCACACTTGATGAACTCGCACTTGCAAGGCGATAATGTTGTTGCATTAGCATTACAAGGTAGGGTACCAGTTAAAGTAATTGGTAAAGTTAATAAGGGAGACTTAATTGTAACAAGTGCTATTCCGGGGCACGGTATGGTAGACAATAACCCGGCAGTTGGTACTGTTATTGGTAAGGCTTTAGAAAACAAAGATGATTTAGGCCATGGCGTAATTGAAGTTGTGGTAGGAAGAGTGTAAGGACATAATTATGGCTAATAGATTTCCGCTAATACTTGATATTGATGACGGTAATAAACTTAAAGAGTTGCCCGTTGGTGATAACTTAAATTTACAAGGTTCTGGAATAGTTAATGCAGGAACTATTCAAGCAACTGGATTAACACTTGCAGGAGTTACTTACAATCCGTTTAGCGGAAGTTGGAATGACTTAACTGACAAGCCTAGTGTAGTTGCACAGGATACTGACGAGTTGCCGGAAGGCACTACAAATTTATATCACACAGCAGAAAGAGTGCAAGATGTTGTAGCGGCAATGCTTACAGAAGGTGTAGGTATTGATTTAGTATATGACGATGATGCAGGCACATTATCAATTACTAATACAGGCGGAGGCAGCGGCCAAGCAGGCGAAATTGAAGACCTTAGCGATGTTACACTTACAACTCCTAGCACCAATCAAACACTAAAATGGCAGGGCAACACACAGAGCTTTGTTAACGGATTTATTAATTATACAGAAGTAGTAGGAACTCCTAATCTAGCAAGTGTTGCTACTACAGGTAGTTACACTAGTCTTACAGACAGACCTAACTTAGTAGTAGACATTGATGATTTAGCAGACGTAGATACTACAAGCACTCCGCCAACAACTGGACAAGTTTTAAAATGGAACGGAACAAACTGGGCACCGGCCGCTGATATTACAGAAGGCGGTGCTGGGCTTGATGCTGATACACTTGATGGCCAAGACAGTGCATATTATCTTAACTATAACAACTTATCAAATCGTCCTACAATCTTTGATGGCGACTGGGGAAGTTTAACAGGAACACCTACTACACTTGCAGGTTACGGTATTACTGATGCAGTAAGCAGACTAGGAAGTGTAACACTAACTGGTGCATTAAGTGTAACCAACGACGGCGGAGTAACCATTGGCCAAGATGACGATGCAGTATTTAAAATAGAAGCAGGTATTGCTAAAATTATCAGCGATACATTAAACAACGACCTTGCATTATATGCTCGTAATTCAAACGGTGTGCAACCAGCAATTTACGTAGACATTAGCACAAGCAGAGTGGGTATTTTTAAAACTGCACCACAATACAATTTAGACATTGACGGGACATTTAAAGCAACTACACTTTACGGTGATGGTAGCAACTTAACAAACATTGATTTAGATCAAGTTATTACAGCAGGTAGCTCAACTACACAACCATTTAGCACAGGCACACTAACAAGTGCAACTGCTAATACAAGTGATTTAGGATCTACTTCTAACAAATGGAACAATGTATATGCTAACAACTTCCATGGCGATGGATCTAATTTAACAAACGTAAGTGCTACAGCGGCATGGGCAGATATTACAGGTAAACCTACATTTGCAACAGTAGCAACATCAGGTGCATATGGAGACTTAACAGGAACTCCTACTATTCCAAGTGCATTAACCGACCTAGGCATCAGTGATGGCACAAACGGACAAGTGTTAACAACTGACGGAGCAGGCAACTTTACATTTGCAGATGGCGGGGACAGCATTGGTAACTTTACATTTAGTAGTGGTACTATTGACACAGATGATTCAAGTGGCATTACAATTACTCCAGCAGTTACAACAAGCAGTGATTTAACTGTTGAAAACAATCTAACAGTTAACAATACACTCTATGCTGAAAACATAGTAACAACTGCAACAGGTACACCGACTATTGAAAGTAACTCAAGCATTAACCTAAGTGCAACTGACAGAGTTACAATTAACAAGAGTCCTCTAAACCTTGCAAGTTTTACAAGTACAGATAGAGATGCATTAAGTGCAACAAACGGAGATGTGATTTACAACACAACTACAAACAAATTCCAAGGCTATGCAAATGGTGCTTGGGTTGACCTACACTAAGGAGCGTTTATGAGCGAACGTGAATATATTGTAACACTTAAAAAAGGTGTAGACTACGATGCGTTTAATCAGGAAATGATTGCTACAACAGGTGCTGGAGATATTCCAGGACGTTCGGTTGATGTAGCAGATGCTCGTCCAGGGTCTGCACGTAATACTCACTATGCATTAACAGATGCAGAAGCAGATGCTCTAAAAAATGATAACAGAGTATTAGACGTTGCTATTCCACCAGATCAAGATGATAATTTAGAAATTGGATTTAATACTGCTTTTAATCATCCTTTTTATAAAGGAACTTCTGAAAGTGGCAAATGGTTAGATTGGGGCAAAAGGCGACATAGCATAACCACCGAAACTGAGAGTTATATTACACAATTAGTAGAAAGATATTCTTATAACCTTGACGGCACAGGAGTAGATGTTGTAATTCAGGATAGCGGCTTACAAGTTGATCATCCTGAATTCACAGATGCAAATGGAAACAGCCGAGTACAATTAATTGACTGGTACGATGCTAGTGGACTAAGCGGAACACAAAGTGTTAACCATTATAGAGATCTAGACGGACACGGAACCCATTGTGCAGGAACAGCCGCAGGTAAATGGTTCGGCTGGGCAAAAAACGCAAGAGTATACAGTGTAAAAGTTGGAGGCTTAGAAGGTTCAGGAGATAGCGGAACTGGTATTCCTATAAGTAGTTGCTTTGATGTAATAAAACTTTGGCATAGAAACAAACCGCTCGATCCAGTTACCGGTAAAAAGCGTCCTACCATCGTAAATATGAGTTGGGGTTATAGTGCCGGCTATGGAACAGCAACTGATCTTATTTATAGAGGTGTAACATATAATAGTGGCAATGATGCTAGTTTTGGAGATAGAGCACATCTAAGAGATACTTATGGATTGTATCCTTATTACTCCAGCTTTACATATAGAGCACCTGTAAGAGTAACTTCAGTAGACACTGACCTTGAAGAACTCATTGACGAAGGTGTACATGTTTGTATTGCCGCTGGAAATAATAGTTTTAAAATAGATGTTCCTGGCGGTGATGATTACAACAATCTTTTATTCTACAGCGGAGGAAGTTTTTATTATCATAGAGGAAGTTCTCCGTACAGCGAACAGGCATTTATGGTAGGAAGTTTAAATGCACAGACTAGTCCAAATGATAACAAGGTAAGTTTTAGTTCAACAGGACCAGGCGTAGACATTTATGCCGCTGGACATAATATAATGAGTGCCACTAGTACAAGCAATAAATTTACTGATGCGGCATATTGGGGTAATAGTAGTTTTAGGCAATGTAATATTTCAGGTACATCAATGGCTAGTCCGCAAATGTGCGGAATAGGAGCATTGTACTTACAGGCTAACCCAATGCTAACCCCCGCAGAACTAAGAAAAATGATACACAATGATAGTTCGGAAACGATGGAGGCAGGATCGTTAACAGGGTACGGCGATACCAATGACGCAATGGGCGGACCTAGACGAGTAGCAGTTTCAAGATATAATAAAGCAACACCTTATACAAATACTGCTTCAGGTAAATACAATATCAGGAGTAAATAATGGCTATACAATTAATCAATTTAGGTAATGTTGCAAACGACGGTACTGGTGATGATTTAAGAGAAGCGTTTTTAAAGGTAAATGCAAACTTTAGTGATCTAGACGTAAGAAGCACAGAGTCGACAACAGCGGCAAACTTAGGCTCTTCGGGCGAAGGAGTGTTTTCAAGTTTAGTAGGTACTGAACTGCAATTTAAGAAGATTGCGGCAGGTGCAGGTATAACACTAAATGCAGATAACAACGCTATTACTATTACAAGTTCAGCAACTGGACTAAATGAAATTAGTTTATTTGGCGATAGCGGAAATAGTAATCTAAATCAAACTAACAATTCACTAACAATTAACGGTGGTGCAAACACTACTGTAACAGTAAATAATAATGTTGTTACAATCGCGGCTGATACAGTGTTAAACACTGATGCTAATCCTAGACTAGGTGCTAACTTAGATACTAATGGATTTAATATTGTAGGCAATGGCGATGTTAAAACAACAGTACATAATATTGATATTAGAGACTTTGACGGCTTACAAGACTTTGCAAGTGGATTTGAATTTGGTAGACTAGATGGAGTTGCTGAAAACTTTTTTGAATTCTTTGCTTTATCTCAGGATGTTGATTTTGGAACTGTTACTGCTCCAGAAACTACAGAAGTTGACTTTGGAAGCATTTAATGGCAAATTTATGGACAGTAAATACAGGACATAACCTAGGAACCTATGACGAAGGTCGTACGTTAACTGTTTCATTACCTGTAGATCCTACTGTTGATAGCGTAACATTGCTATCAGGAAAACTACCAAGCGGACTTAGACTAGAAAATAATTCAGTAGTAGGAACACCGTTTGAAGTAGAAAGAGAAACAACAAGCACCTTTGTACTAAGAGCAAAAAAAGGTGTTATTAAAAAAGACATTACATTTACAATGACAATCAGCGGCGAAGACGAGCCGAGATGGTCAACACCTGAAGGACCTTTAGGAATCGGTCCTAACAATTCATTTTATATATTAGACAGTTCTATTATTGACTTTAAACTAGATGTAATTGATCCAGATATTATTGCAGGAGGCAATTTAGAATTCTGGATTGCCAGCGGAGATGGACAACTACCTCCAGGACTAACATTAACCAAAGACGGATATATTAAAGGAATTGTAGATCCTATCCTAGCACTAGAAAAACGAGCAGACACAGGATTTTACGATACTAATCCACTAGGCGAATTCCCATATGACTTTGGTGTAAAAAGTAATAGTGGTTATGACAGTTTCTTCTATGATACTACATTCTATGATTATGCTATTCCTACTAGATCACCTAAAAAGTTAAACAGATACTATGAGTTTACTGTAAGTGTTAGTGATGGCACAACTATTAGCAAACGTAAATTTAGAATATTCTTAGTCGGTGATGACTTCCTACGTACTGACAACACAATCATGCAGGTTGGTACAGGCTTGTTTACTGCTGATAATACATACTTGAGAAATCCAGTATGGTTAACTCCTGGGGATTTAGGTTACCGCAGAGCAGATAACTATGTAACATTGTTTCTTGATGTGTATGATCCTTCAACGCTAGTGGGTGTTATTAGTTATGTGCTAGAAGATGAAAACATTGACGGGTCTAAGAGCGAATTGCCACCAGGACTAGAACTAGATACAATCACAGGCGAAATTACAGGTCGTGTACCTTATCAGCCAGCAGTTACTAGAGAGTATAACTTTACTATTAATGCTGTTAGACAAATAGCAGACACAGACTATGAAGTCATTGAGTTTGATCTATGGGAAGAAGATACGGCAATTCTTGCAGGTACTAAGTTTGTTGATATTAAGTTAAAAATTCGTAATATTGACACACTACAAAAAATTACAAGACTAAGCACATTAAACACAAACTACGGTGCTGTAACAGAATTTACACAAAGCGAAGAATACGATACACTAACAATGGCTGAGCCATTAATTAGCAATCAATTCTTTGTAGCAGAAGCAACTGCCGCAGGGTCTAACACTATTAGGGTTAAAGATCCGGTTACTACTACAATAGAAGGCATATGGTACGATGGTATTACTGAGCATAAAATGACAGGAATGACTATTGTAACAGTAGATGGCGAAGTATATGGTGATATTCAATTAAATGGAACTATTGCCAACAGCATTACCCAAGGTACTAAAATTTATTACGGTACTGCAATTCCTAAAAACACACATTTTACATTGCAGTTAACAGCAGACGATTTTGATATTGCAAGCACTAAAAAGCAATTCACAGTTAAACTATTAGGTGAAGTAGATAGCACGATTAGTTGGAACACTCCTGCTAACCTAGGAACACTAAGAGCAAACTTTACAAGTACATTAGTTGTTAATGCGTCAACAACTGTACCTAATGGAAAACTGTTTTATAGTTTAACAGGCGGCAAACTTGCTCCTGGACTACGTTTAAGTCCAGACGGAGAAATTATTGGTAAGATCAATCAGTTTGGTACTGCCGAAAATCCCGGCTTAACAGTATTTGATAATAAGACTACAACGTTCGACGGCGGAAATACTACTGTTGATAGAACATACAAGTTTACTATTTTAGCTCAAGATCAATTTGGTTATAGTGCAATTAGTAGAGAGTTTAGTTTAAGTACGATAGATCCAGACGATGTTCTTTATAGTAACATTAATATGCGTCCGTTGCTATCACAAACTCAAAGAAATTCATTTAGATCGTTTATTAGTAACCCTAACATATTCACTCCAAGTTTAATTTATAGGCCAAATGATCCGAAGTTTGGTGTGCAAACAGAATTGAATATGTTATTATATGCAGGTATTGAAACTAAAGAAATTGAAAACTACGTAGGTGCTATTGGTCTAAATCATAAACGCAAAACATACAGATTTGGAGAAGTTAAAACAGCAATAGCAAAACAACCTGGATCTAATGACATTGTTTATGAAGTAGTATATGTTGAAATTATAGATCCTAGCGATGCTAAAACTAGGACATCATTTACTATTAATAACGATAAAAAAATTAAAGTTAACAGTATACAACTAGAAGAAATCGACGATAACTCAGGACTAGGTACAGGTAGAGGAACATTTACTATTTCTACTAGAGCAGGTGATAAAGATTCATTTAGTACAAATAACGACTTATATGTGTTTACTCGTAACGGACCTATACTTGTTCAGACGCCTGGATCTATCAGTATAACCAGTGCAGACGGAAGCACAGTTCTTTCATCAGCAACAATAACCAAGGGCGATGCTGATAGTTATAGATTTAGACCCGACGGCAATACTATTAAAGCAGATAGCTCCGGGATCAAAGTTAGTGACAGCAATGATATTTCAAGATATATATCAAACATTACTAACATGAGAAAGCGTATAAAAGGTGTTGGCCAAACTGAAAACGAGTTTTTACCTTTGTGGATGTTAACACAGCAGTCATTAGGGCAAGGACAATTAGGATATGTAACAGGTGTTCCTCTTGCATATTGTAAACCAGGTACATCAGATACTGTATTATTAAATATTAAAAATAACAGTTTTGATTTTAAAGATCTACACTTTGATATAGATAGATATGTAATAGATAGTACTAAAGGAAACAGTAACGAGCAGTATTTGTTGTTCGCAAACTATCAGTACAACGTTTAATGCCGATAAATACAATGGAGATAAAAAATGGCAAGACCACAAAACAGCGATATTAATACTACAAGCATTGATTCAGCTTTTCCTGTTGCAGGACAGGATAACGATTCGCAAGGCTTTAGAGATAACTTTGGTACAATTAAAACTAACTTTGTAGAAGCAAAAGCAGAGATTGAAGATCTCATGGACAACACTGCAAGGCTAGATGTTGACAACAACTTCTTAGGAAACCAAATTTCTGGAGCAGACTTTATTAACAATGTTGAAACAGTATTTCCAGGAGGTACTATTACTTCAGGGCAAAACGTAAGTTTTGAAAATGGACACGTTCAAACATTTACTGTTGCCGCGGCGATGACACTAACACTAAGTGATCTTCCTTCAACATCAGGAAAGTATCAAAAGATTCGTGTTATGATTTTAAACGACGGCAGTTCAAGAACTATTACTTGGGCAGTATCAGGCGGTGGTGCAATTAAAAAAGACAGTGCTTGGCCATCTCAAGATGAAACAACTGTTATTGCTTCAGATACAAACTACACAGTTATTGATTTCTTTACAATTGACGGGTCTACAGTATTTGCAGAATATAAGGGTGTGTACGAATAAATGGCCATTCATCCGTTACATAAAATGGACGAGGAACTTACTGTTCCTCAACTTGAAGAAAAAATACACGACCTAACTAAAAAATTCTGGATGTCACACAATCCACAAGTTCAAGAACAAATCTCTACTTTCATTGAAATTTACAAATCTGAACTAGAAGCACAACTAGCCAAACAAAAAATTAACCAAGATCCTAATTCAGAGCTTGACAATCTGATCAATATCAGTTAAAATACATGTATGATTATGAAAACAGACGAACTAGGTATTCCACGATTCTCTAATCGAGACCTTATCGATATGATCTATAGTGGTCATGCGGATAAAGTTCATGTGGTGTTGTGTAACCCAAGTGATGATGTAGACAAGTTCAATGCCGCTATGGAAGAACAAGGCTTTGACAAACTACAAAAATATATTCCGCTAGATGTAGATCAAAAGACTTTTGACGGTGTATGTCAAAGTGAATGGTTTATGCCTGAAGAATATAAAACACTAAACGTACACAACTATATTCTAACAAAATGCACTACGCAAGAAGAAACTGCTAGATGTGCGGAAGAACTTGCAGAGTTTGAAGGTAGAGGTATGATGCCGCTCTTACAGTATATGATATATCTTGTGGACTTTATGCGTGAGAACAACATTGTATGGGGTGTAGGACGTGGATCAAGTGTAGCAAGTTATGTGCTGTATTTGATAGGTGTACATCGTATTGATTCAATCCAATATGACCTGGATTGGCGAGAGTTCCTTCGATAAATACGT